CAAATCCGGCCACCTCGATGTTAGAGGAAGCCCGCACAGCGCGGGCTTTTTGCTTGGAATCGTTGATATATCTACGTTTTAGCAGTTTAGAATATTGCACTGTAGTTCAGGATTTTGGACTGGAATACAGCGATTTGTACACACGAGTTCACACGAAAGTTCACACGATTTCACAAAAAATATTGATTCAGCTGATCGTCGATGCTGGAGGTTTTATCCTGCATGAGATGCTGATAAACTTGTTTGAGCATGTTCGGAGTGCTGTGGCCCATGCGCTGCATGGCGTATTTATCCGGGATGCCCAGGGAAAGCAGGATGGATGCGTAATAGTGGCGCAAGGCATGGAAGCGGTAGTGCAGGCAGAGTGAATCACACAGGCGCTCAAAACGTCGCGTCAAAGCATCAGGCGTCAGCGGGACGATGCGGTCCGTATCCTTTGCGTCTTTCGGCTTGACCAGGACGCGCTGCGCGACAGGCGGAATGGGCAGGACGCGATTGCCTGCTGAGGACTTAGGCTGCTTCAGGGACCAGATATTATGCTCATCCTTCGCATAGGCGCGGCTGATGCGGAGGGTTAAGTTTTTCACGTCGGACCAGGTAAGTGCACAGATCTCCGCACGGCGCAGCCCCATGGAGGACGCCAGGATGATGGCAATTTTCAGCGGACCGTCGGAATGATCGATCATACGCTGCACGTCTGCAGGATCAGGAATGGTGATATCCGCGGGCCGGCGCTGAGGCAGGCGGACATGCAGGCGGATATCAGGCGCTGATTCTGACAGCACTGCGGTGATAAAGCCATAGATATTGGCGATGGTTTTAGGTGAACGCTGCAATGCCAGGTCAGAGATCAGCGCCTGCACGCGGGCATTGTTCAGCTTTTGCACAGGGAGATCTGAAATTGGATCCAGCTCACTGCGGATCATGCGCAGGTATTCGCTGATCGTGTTCGGACTGAGCACGCCGCGTCGATTGTCCACATAGGTTTTCGCGGCAGCGGAAAACTTGATAGGCTCAGCAGCAGTCTGCTCAGCTTCATATACAAGCAGCGCAGCCTGACGCTCCGCTTCCTTTTTGCTGTCAGCAGTGACGGAGCGCATGATCTTTTTGCCGTTGTCATTCTTTCCGAGATAGACCTGGCAGCGCCAGGACCCGGACGGTAGTTTGTGAGCTGTTGGCATGAGTGGTCCTTTCTGGTTGAAGGGTAAAAGTATAATTATGAATTGATTGCTGCAAGAACTTTTTTTATATATTCATCAATTGTGGATTCCTCAAACTCAAAAAAATGATATACTGCTTCATTTACTGGCATATCATTTATGCTGTTCGACCATTCCATATTCAATTCGTCAAGGAAACTGCGAAGAGCATATACCAGCTGACCATACTTGACGTCATATATCCTGTTCATCGGATTTTCTGCAAAGCGGGAAATAGAATCAAGCAAGATCATGCTATCATAATACTGAGCGGATTCAGGATCAGCAAAATAATGTTTGAACTCAAAATATGCAGTGGCAAGAGTTTTCTTATAATCGTCTGATTCCTGAGAATTCAATAAATAAACTTCAAGTACAGTATCCTCAACATTAAAGCGAATGTTAGCGTAATGAATCATAAGCGCTTTACTATGGATCAGAAGCAGCGACATCTGATGCTTATACAGAAAAGCACGATTAAAACGGAATGCGGCATCATCAATGTAGCTGCATAGCGACGCATATGCAAGCAAGGTCCTTTTCTTCTTTGTCATGAACATGATAGCTTCCCTCCGAGAACACGATTTGAGAAGGAATATAGACAGGATGAGAACAAATTGTTTCATATGTAACCGACTACGAAACTTCACTTTGATAAAGTTAAGGTGAATTTTTAATGGAGGGGAAGCGCATGACGCGGGAAGAATTGCGTAAAAGGGTGGAGGCGCTGACGTATGAGCAGCAGGTCAACCTTTATGTGCTGCTCTCAGCCCTTCGGCGAAATCCAGAACGCGCTGCAGATCTGCTGGAGGGAGAGTGGCGAGGGCAAGTAAACTTTCCTGCATTGAGCTGGGAACGTTTGACAAAAGCTCAGTAATTTGGTCGGCTAATTGCTGCTTGTGATTTGCAAAAGCATCCATCACAAATTGCACTTGTTCTTCTGTTGCACGCTCGCGGGGAACGTCATAGCCCATCAGCCATGCTTCATTGACGTTTAGGGCATGGCTAAGGATTGATATCTTCCATTGTCCGGGAGAAACCTTGCCATTTACAAATTGGCTTAAATCACTCTTTGTTAATTTAACTTCAATTGTAGCACAGTAAGGCTCACATAATTTGATAATATCGACCTGGCGAAGATGACGCTCATCCATGATTTGCTTTAGCCGATCAGCGGTAGTAACACGCATACTATCACCTCCGTAAAGAAATATAACACACTTTGAATAAAAGTTCAATAATAAATGTTCAAGAAAATTGAAAAAAAGTATTGACAAAAACTTTTTGTGGTGGTATTATGCAGAAAAGTTCAAATTGGACTTTGGAAGGAGGCATAAAAAATGAGCTACAATTACTCAAAGCTCAACGGAAAAATCAGGGAAGTATGTGGGAATCAATTTACATTTGCACAGAGAATGGGCCTGTCGGAACATACAATGTCAATGAAACTGAATTCTAAAAGAAGCTGGAAACAGCCGGAGATTGAGCGCGCATGTGACGTGCTTGGTATCCAGCGTTGTGATATTCCAGCTTATTTTTTTAACAACAAAGTTCAAATTGAACTATGACTATAGACGAAAAAATCCAGGCCATTGAAACATCTATCAATCTGCTGCAGGGAATGCTCAAAGAGCTGAAGATTGAGCGGATACATGCACAATGGATGAAGGAAGAAAAAGAGCTGCGGAAAGAATTTCCGAGTTTTGATCTGTACGAAGAAATGCATGATGATCATTTTGCAAAGTATCTGACATTAGATTATACGGTAAGGGATGCATATTTGAAAAGGCTTGAAGAAAAAGAAGAACTAATCGGCAGTGTGGAGAGAGGATAACAGTATGTTCGTCAAACTAACTACCAGATACGATACTAATATCTGGATGAACCTGAACCAGATCGTGGCGATTGAGCCGATGAATGGCGGATCCATGATATATGGCACCGGAGCGGTTGAGGAATTGGTGGTAAAGGAATCGCCTGAGCAGATCATATTCCTGAATGAAATGCTGGAACTGCCACCGGATAAGAGGGCTAAAGTAAACGATTTTATTTGCAGCATTAAAAAAGAGAAGAAAAAGGAGGGACCTGAATGCAGTGGGTGATGAGAGCGCTTGCAGTGGTTGCACTGATGCTGGCTGGGGTGGATGTGCTTGGCACGCTGATGAACATGCTGCACATCCATGATGTGGAGAAACGGGTGAATATCCTGGATGAAGTCTCAAGGGTACACAGTGAGGAGATCGACGAACTGCAGCGGAGCGTATACGGAGCAAAACCATTCCGTGACAGCGAAGATGAAAAGGTACTGAAAGAGCTGGAGGAGATGGGCAACAATGTCAGTGTGTAAAGCATGCGGCCGCGGAATCTGGTTTATCACAATGAAGAGTGGTGTGGCCATGCCGGTGGACGATAACCCGGTGCCGTTTATCCCTGGAGCAGGGAAGCGGAAGTACATCACTGAGGACGGCTGTGTAATCGAAGGGAAGGACTGGCACAAAGGCGACGAAGGACCGATGGACATGGGGTACATCAGCCATTTTGCGACGTGCCCGAAGGCGGAACAATTCAGGAAGCGAGGGAAGCGGGATGGTAAAAATGACGGCGGATAAAGCGGAGCGGCCGGTGTGGGAACGCGAGGACACGCAGATCCGGATGGATATCGGTGCGTGGATGGCGGCGACCGGGAAGCAGCTGGGCGAGCTGGCGCTGCTGGCAGGCTTGTCCAGGGGAACGATGTACAGCCGGTACAAACATCCTGGGGACCTGAGCCTGGATGAGACAAGGAGACTGTACCGGGTGATCGGCAGGGCGATTGGAGCGTAAAGGGACACTTTTATGGATAAGTGGGAAGAATTACGTGAAACCATTCAAGAACTGAATGAGAATAATGCTGACAAGCCTGATGTGGAAATCGTGACAAGGTTCCTGCTGAATCTCATGGATGTGCTTGACGGCAAGCGTAACGAATAGGACACCTTAACTGCGGTTCCACTGGATACAAGTCGGCAGACCCGTAAAACGGAGCGTCACCGGACGAAGATGATTAAATGGTGGATAAAAAGTATGTAGCGTATCCCACCAGCCGCGTTAATAAAAGGACACAATAAGCGAAAAGGGGGTGATGCTATGCAGTACGTAAAAGATGAGTTCAATCAAGCTCACTCTGTACCTCAGTAGCATCGCCCCGGAAACGGGGCTGAGATAATGGAAAAATTGCGAGTATGCTGTGATGTTGAGCCGATTATTGTTATTGAGCATTTCCGGGATACGAAACATAAGATGTTCAGGATTAAATGCCCAAAGTGCGGCATGAAAACACAGCCAAAGAAATTCTATGCGGTTGCTGTTCGTGAATGGAATAATCCGGAAAACGTTCATACGAATTAAATGGACACTATAAGTAATTTGTCTTAATTCAAAAGTTATTTGGGATAAATCCAGTTAAAACAAATTAGTGGGATAGCACGATGAAAGAATCAACGGCCATATTCGGAAGAGTGGAGATAACGGAAGCATTTGACAGCGAGCTGGAGGCGCGGGCAGCCGGGTACTATTACGACGCGCATGTGTATCTGATCAATGACTTTGGCGGCATTGAGCCGGTGGACTACAAGGTGCTGGCGAAGAGCACCGGAGAAACGACATGGCAATTTGCAAAGATAATGTTTGACCCAGGTGGAGCGCCTGGAGGAATGGCAAAGTGTTGAGCTACAGAACAGGTCCTTCGCACGCGCATTGCGCGGCTCAGGATGACATGAAGGGAGAAGGTAATGATGATGGCATTTGAATGGCAGCTGTATGTGATCATCGGACTGGCGGTACTGGCAGGGCTGATGCTGGGCTTGCTGATTGGCGGAACACCGAAGCGTAAGAAGATCCTTCGCAAGGCTCAGGATGACAACTATAAGAACTGGGTGAATCCGACATACAACGTGCGCCAGCATGAGAAAATAGAGATCTGTGGCGCTGAGTTTGAGAGGATGTGATATCGAATGAAACAGGTACCGCTGAAGATTGAGAACATGGACAACGCGTACAAGGCGCTGAACGACGCGCTGCAGAACGCGATGACGCTGATGGCGCAGAAGGCCGCGGACGAGGCGACGATATCACTGACGATCAATATGGATCTGCCGGGATCGGATGTGTCCGGCAGGCTGGTGCCGAGCATCAAGTACAGGACCAGTGTGAAGGTGCCGGTGGACATAAAGAACATCGGGACCGTGACGAATGTGGCGCAGCTGTACTGGGACCAGGATACGCACGGCTGGATGGTGAGCATCCAGGGTGAGCAGATGATGCTGGAGGAGGCGACGGTATGATCGACCGCGAGAAGCAGGCCATAGAGCTGGCGGAAAAGTATATCCGGGAGCAGATCGAATTCGCCAACGAAAAGAAGGACTACCAGATGTTTGTGATCTGGAAGTGCGTGATCCTGGGCAATTACAAATTCTTAGTAAAGAGCACATATCCTGACGTGCTGTACTTTGAAATGACATACAACGTAGAAAGCAACGAATGGTACATGGACGTATACTGGAAGATCTCCAACCGTGTGATCAAGGAGTAGATCCTTCGCTAACGCTCAGGATACGCCGGCCAGGGCCGGCTGACAACGGAGGGATCCTTCGCTAACGCTCAGGATACGCCGGCCAGGGCCGGATGACAACGGAGGGGTATATGGACGAATGGCTGACAGAGGAGATCTATTGGTACGATACCGTTGAGGAAGCATCAGCCGACGCAGATATCATGCGGGCGACGCGGGCATGCGACCTGTATATCAATATTGATGCGATCCACTACGAACGGGTCAAGCTGACCGTGAAGTGTGGGAAGACGAGGGGATAATATGCATTATTGTATATTGGTGATTACAAAGGAATTTCCGACGAATAAAGTGCTGGAAAAGAAGATGACACCGTATAGTGAAGAAACTTTCTATGAGCAGTTTGGAGAAAATGATGAGATACCAACAACAGCGCGCCCACAATTCTTGTGGGATTATTGGAAAGTTGGAGGGAGATACTGCGCAAAAATCAAGCTAAAAATTGATAAAGCTAATGAGGAATATAACTGGGATTTTATTGTAAGGGAAGCAAGGGCAGGAAGACTATTCAGATCAATGCTGCTGGAAGACTGCCTGAAGAAAAAAGTAATATTTTTTGAAGAGGATTACTACCCATACATAGGATACTACGATGATTATCTGCGAGTAGATGGAGCAAAGATAAAAGATATCATTGATTTTGAGGATCTTGCCATAAATCACAACTGGGGATTTATCGGGAAAGATGACGAGGTATATTCACGCGATTATTATAACGGGGAAAAATGGATTGACGATGATCAATATGAGGAGAAAGTAAGGAAAGCGATCGAAGACGTCAGCGATTGCTACGCGTGTATCATAGATATACATGATTAGGTGGTGAAGGTATGTCATATGAAAGTCCAATATTCTTAAGAAGAACACCTATAGAACTAAAAGCAGAGGATTTAGATTTTGATAAAATTGGCCCATTTGTTGAATATGGGATGCAAATGGGGAAGGAGATTGATAAATTAACTTTTCAAGCAATAGAAAGAGTGGGCATAACTGTAGACAAAGATGAACTGATTAAAGCACTGCAGTATGACAGAGATCAGTATGATAAAGGATTCCGTGATGGCGTAAAAAGCGAACGCGAAAGAATCAACAACCTGATAAACCCGGAGGAAGAGGATGACTGACAGGGAGAAGGTTATCAAGGGGCTGGAATGCTGCGGATTTACAGAAAACATGATACGTTGCGACAACTGTCCATATGACAGGTCGGAAGGGGGATGTTTTACTAAATTAAGGCATGAAGCGCTTGAACTGCTGAAAGAGCAAGAACCAATTGAGCCTTGTTCGTTAATGGGCGAAGATGGGATATGGCAATGTGGGCGTTGTGGCGCATTTATTGGAGAAGAGGAATGTTATTGCCATGAATGCGGCAGGAAGGTGAAATGGAATGATCAAGGTAATGGCTGATCTCCAGTGGATGGAGCGCAAATCGGGCAAGTGTGCTGTATGCAAAGAGAAATTCAATAAGCCGTCTGGCGATGACTGGGGATATTCTTACAGAGGGAAAGAATGCTGCAGCTATCACTGCATGCGCGCACTGGAGCGGAAAGACAAGAACAGCTGGCTGCATATCAAGGAAGCAGAAGAGGAGTCAAAGAAGAACCAGACACAGATCCCGAAGAGCATACCGGTATCGCGGAAGGACAACTGGACCAGGATGTCAGACCAGGAAAAGAGCAAAATCCTGGAGCTGTACATATCAGGCAAGACGATCAAGGACGTGGCGGAAGAGCTGGGCCGCAGCCGGCACGCAGTATCAAATGTGTTAAGGGACTTTAACGCGAGGGATTATACCAGGCGGAGAGGGGCGGTAACGGATCAGCAGCACAACCAGATCCAGCAATGGCATAAGGAAGGGAAGCCCATCGGCTGGATAGCGAGAAGAACAGGTTACAGCGAGACGACGGTCAGGAATCACATTTTCAAGATCAAATAGGAAGCGCAGCGCTTCCTATAAAAGCAGCGGTATCTATTATATATGAAAGGAGTTACCTTATTCTGAGGTGCTCATGGAATATGAATAGGAGTCGCGCGCGCACCGCGGACGCAAGCGCCTCGCGCACCGCGCACGATATTGTGCCAGCCGCTGCTTTTATAGCAGGCGAAAAGATCCTTCACTACGTTCAGGATGCGTCATCCTGACGGATGACTGACAGGGAAGAGGATGCCTGCTGAACGGGCTTGTATTGGATATTAACTTAGTGACCATCGAGGGGAAGGGCTGAGCCATCCGCGGCGTGGGAAGGGGATCTCCCCTTCCCAAGTGAGCGGACACGACGGACAAGGCAGGAGGAATGCATGGTCAACAGAATGCTTGAAGCTCTTTTGGAAGAGAAACCGGAAGAGGTACCTGAAAGGCCGAGCATCAATCCAGTGCTTTATTACAAGACGAGAACGATCAAAGCAGGAAATCTCACAGAGGTGGAATGCTTCCCGGTATACCAGTATCAATACAGACGGCAGCTGGAAAAGACAAAAGCAACACCGGAAGCTATGAAGGCTGTAAACGACAGGATCGCCAGGAAGAAATTTGAACGGCTGGCAGAGTGCAATTTCAGGACAGGGATAGACTATGCGCTGACGCTGACCTATGACGGCAATGCTCCGGAAGATGAAGAAACGTGCAACCGTGACATAAGGAACTACATGAACCGGATAAACCGTGCGAGGAAAAAACTGGGGCTGCCGCGTGCGCGCGCCATCGGCGTGATCCAGACTGGGAAGAAAGGCAGGCTGCATACACACCTGCTGATCGAAGGCGGGCTGGACCGCGACACGATGGAGCAGCTGTGGGGTAAAGGATACGCCAACTGCGACAGGATCCAGGCAGGGAAGGGAGGACTGGTGGCCATTACAAAATACATGACCAGGGGATTCTCCACGAAAAGGGAAACCGGAAGGCACAGGTATTACTATACACGCAACCTGAGAAAACCAAGGATAACGGAGAGCAAAACGAGAATAAGCCGACGCCAGGCTGAGCTGATCCGCGAAGATGCAGACCTGCAGGGAGAGATCGTATTCCGAAAGAAATATCCTGGACTCCAGCTGGAAGCGCTTGAAATGCGGCAGACAGACTGGATGCCTGGCTGTTATATCTATACAAGGCTGCGATCATGAACCTGACAGAGAGCGCGCGGGCCGTATGCCCGTACTACAAACGAATAGACGGCAGGGAGATCCAATGCGAGGGCTGCGTCAAGCGCGCGCGGCTGGTGTTTGTTTTCCATTCTGAGGCGGAAGCAAAGAACCACAAGCGCAAACACTGCGACAGTTACAGCTGGGGAAGGTGCGACTATGCGCAGCTGCTGAGCGCAAAATGGACGGGAGATTTCAGGAGGTTGGATTGATGGCAAAGTATGACTGGAGAAAAATAGAGCAGGAATATGTGACCGGTGATATGCCGCTCAGGGAACTGGCGGAAAGGTATCAAATTTCAGAAACCACAATTTACAAACATGCTAAGGATGGAGAATACGACGAAAAGCGGCGAAAGTATCGTGAAAAAGTTGCGAAGAAGGCGCTATCACGCGCGAGCACGCGGGACGCGCGCGCGATCAGCAGGATCATGACGGCAGCCGAGCGGACGATCAGGAAGTTGAATGCAGCCATCACGGACGAGACTGTGTACGGATATATCGTACAGGACCAGGCACAGAAAGACGAGGAGACGGGAGAGATCAGGCCGGCGCAGCCGAGTGTGGTGATCCTTGACAAGGCGGATACCAAGGCGCTTGTGAACCTGAGCACGGCGATCAGGAACCTGGCCATGGCAACAAAAGTCATGTATCCAGACGGCGACGGGACCGGCGCGCAGGATGAAAAAAGCATTGTTATCATGCCAGACAGGGACGAGGAAGAGGACGAGGAGTAAGCAGAGAAAAAAAGTTAGAGTGCAGGGGAGAAATCTCCGGCACTTTTTTTGTATTGTAAAGCTGCGAGCGGGACAGACCGCGGAAGACAAGCCGGAGAGACGGCGGAAAGGGAAACCTATGTTTGACATCATCAAAAAACTTTTCAGCCTGACGACCTTCGGGGATGGCGGCGGCGCTGGAGGAGGCGCTGCTGGTGGGGAAGGATCCACCGGAGAAGGGACAAATGCAGCGGTACCTGGCGACAAGCCAGGGCAAAGCGGCCGGAAGGCAGCTGCACCGGCAGAGGATCTGAGTGCTGTCAAGTACGGTAAGCAGGAAGCGGAAGAGGCGCAGCAGCCGGAAGCTGAGCCTGAAGAAGCAGAGAAACCTGCTGAACCGGCAAAAAGGCAGACGTTTGACGAGCTGCTGAAAGCTGATCCTGAGTATCAGCGCGAGATGCAGAAACGCATTGACCAGGCGATCAACCGCAGGTTTGCGAAAAGCAAAGCGACTGAGGAACAGATGAGTCAGCTGGCACCGGCTCTCAATTTGCTGGCGACAAAATACGGCTTGCAGGCAGGCGATACACAGGCGCTGATCGAGGCGATCAACAACGACGGCGACCTGATCGACCAGCAGGCCATGGACGCTGGCATGGAACCGGAAGCCTACCGCGAATTCCAGCGGATGAAGGCTGAGCTGAACACGCTGAAGGCGGAGCGCGCAGACCGCGAGCGCCAGGAAGCCATGCAACAGAAGTATACGGAATGGCGCAGGCAGGAAGCTGACGTGCAGCGGATGTTCCCGGACATGCGACTGGATACCGAGATCCAGAACCAGCAATTCAGCGAAATGCTGGCATCAGGCATTGATGTAATGACGGCCTACAAAGTGGTCCATATGGATGAAATATCCCAGGGCTTGGTGCGCAATGCTGCAGCTGATGCGCAAAAGGAAACGCTGGCGAAGATCCAGCAGCGGACCAACCGGCCGAGGGAAGGCGCTGCAGGCAAGCCGCAGTCTGCAACTGTAAGAGCAGACGTGAGCAAGCTGACAATGCGCGACTTTGACGAGATCATGCGCAGAGCTGCGCGAGGAGACGTAATACGTTTTTAACGTGAAAGGAGTTGATTGAAATGGCGGATATCAAAGATTATCTGCGTGATATTGCGGCCCGCGACGGGGCCAACCTGCTGCCCGCTGTAAGCGGCAGCGACAACGGCAAAGTGCTGAAAGTGGTAGGCGGCGTATGGGCCAAGGCGTCTGTGACGCCTGAACTGCCTGCCGTGACCAGCAGCGACGAGGGCAAGGTACTGACCGTGAACGGCAGCGGCCAGTGGGTAGCTGCGGACCTGCCTACCTGATGAAAGGAGTGACAACCATGAAAATGATTATGAATGACCTGAAAACCCTGAAGGGCCTGGCAGCGCTGATGAGCCTGCAGACCTTTGCGAATCCCTATACCAACGTCACGACAGACAGCGCGCTGTCTGACGAAATGAAGGTTTTTTATAAAACCCAGCTCTTGCAATTCATGGAGCCGGAACTGCTGTTTGAAAAATTTGGGAAAAAGGTGCCCATCCCCCAGCATACCGGTAATACCATTGAATTCCGCTACATGAGTCCGTTGCCGGTGGCGACCAGCGACCTGACTGAAGGTGTGACGCCCGACGGCAACAAAATCACCATGAATGCGATCAACGAATCCCTGCACCAGATCGGTTACTGGGTGTGCCTGTCTGATAAGCTCCAGTGGGAAGCTGTTGACCCGATCATCGCGGAAGTGACCAAGGCCGAAGGCCGCCAGGCTGGCAAGTCTATCGACACCCTGATCCGTGACGTCGTGAGCGCCGGATCCAACGTCATCTATGCGCCAAACTATGCGGCCGGTACCTACACCGAAAATACCGCACGCGGCACCATGGACGGCACTGCCCTGATGACTGTGGACCTGCTGATCGACGCAGCTGCTGCGCTGGAGGCTCAGGACGCCCCGACCATCGACGGCGAATATGTGGCCATCATGCATCCCTATGTAGCGGCCGACCTCCAAAAAACTCAGGCCTGGCAGGACGCGCAGCGCTATGTACATCCTGAGAAGATTTATAAAGGCGAAATCGGATCCATCGGCAACATTCGTGTCATCAAGAACACCCGTGCGAAGATCGTCGCCAATGCCGGCGCTGTGATCAGCGGCACCGACAAATACAGCATCTACACCACCATGGTGCTTGGTGCTGACGCGTACGCTGTATCAGAGCTCGAAGGCGCCGGCCTTGAGCACATTGTCAAGCCCTTGGGCAGCGGCGGAACGGCAGACCCACTCAATCAAAGGTCCTCCGTGGGCTGGAAGGCCATGCGCCTGGCCAAGCGCCTGATCGAACAGTATATGGTCCGCATCGAAACCACCAGCGCGACCAACACCATGGCCGCGGCCAACTAATAAACCATTGTCCCGGCCCCGCGAGTGCGGGGCTGGGCATTTGTAATACGAAAGGAGAATCACCACATGGCAACCAGGAAAACTGCAGAACCGACAACCAATATCGTAAAACAGCCTGAAGCACTGGAACTACCGGACGCAAAGTATACGCCGACGATCCCGTACCAGCCCAAGAAAAAAGTAACCATTGAGCTTTTTAAAGATGATTACAGATACCGTGAACCCCTGTATGTTGGAATCAATGGCAGAAACTGGTTGATCCAGCGCGGCGTGCCGGTTGAGGTTGATGACTATGTGGCGGATTTCATCGAGGAGATGCGGGCTGAAGAAGCACGGATCATGCGCCGAGTGGAAGCCGAGGAAAAAGAATACCAGCAGAACACGGCGCAGTTAGGACAGTGATACTATGACCAGGGAAGATATACTGGCCGAGGTACGTGAGATCCGGCCGCTGGAATACCAGGACGAGTGGGCACTCAACCAGATCGATGAGCTGAAGCAGCGCGTGATCCGCGAGCTGATGGACGGGTATATCATCCCGGACGAAGGCGGAGAGCTGCTGACGCCAAGCCCGTATCACAAGGTGTACACATACTGGCTGCTCGCTCAGCTGGATCTGGCGCAGAGTGAGTACGACCGGTACAACAACGACCTGCAGCTATTCAACGCGACATGGGACGAGCTGGGCAGGCACATCAGCAGGACGTTCCGGCGCGATCACTATAGAGGTTTCAAGATTTAGGAGGCAGCTATGGTATTGCCGTTTCTCAATCCGCCTAACAGCAAAGCACGAAAATCGCAGATGCAGGATAAGTTTTTGGGCCTGTGGCAGCGCGAGAACGCTGATCCGGGCCAATTCGTGTTTATGTACGGGCTGGCCAGCGATGAGTATCCGTACCTTGCACCGCGCAAGCTGAACCGGTACATCAGGCCGATAAGCCAACCGCAGGCGCTGCTGGGCGGAGAGGCGCTGAGCTGGGTGGAGGACCATGAGCTGTACTATGACGGCGAGCATATCTGCCATGTGACGACGGACCAGCCGCAGCTGGTGCGCATGGGAGCGTACCTGATCGTCTGGCCGGACGGGACCATCTACAACACGCATACAAAAGAGCTGAGCAGCATGAACGCGGCGTACAGCAGCAACGGGACAACGCTGTCTGTGCGTCCGTGTATGCTGTCCGGTCAGGAATACCAATACACTGCCAGCGACACAGCACCGGCGGACCCTGCTGCTATGAGTTACTGGTTTGATACACAGACAAACGCCATGTACCAATACCTGGACGGCGAATGGCAGGGTATCGACACGGTGTACAGCAGGATCGAAGGACCTGCGCTGGGCGCTGACTTCAAGGATTATGACGTCGTGAAGCTGACCGGATTTGACTATGACGAGTACAACCTGGATGCGGCAACCGTATACGCACGCGGAGAGGACTACATCGTCATAGCAACCGGCACGGTCCGCGACTATGACCAGGAGGGCGAGATCTCGATCACGCGGCAGGCACCGGAGATGGACTTCATCTGCGAGAACGGGAACCGTCTATGGGGATGCAGCAGCGAGAAGCATGAGATCTACGGCAGCAAGCTGGGAGATCCGACAAACTGGAACAGCTACCTGGGAATCAGCACGGACAGCTATGCGGCGACCGTGGGCAGCGAGGGGAACTACACCGGCTGCATTGCGTACATGGGGTACGTGCATTTCTGGAAAGAGGACCGGTGCCACAGATTATACGGCACACGGCCTGAGAACTACCAGCTGATTGAGCTGCCGATCCGCGGTGTGAAGGAAGGCTGCCACAAATCCTTATGCGTCGTGAACGGCATTCTGTATTACGTAAACCGGCACGGCGTCATGGCGTTTGACGGCTCAAGCCCGGTGAGCGTTGGCGATGCGCTGGGTGATGTGACGCTGGACGATGCTATCGCCGGCGCGCACGGAGACAAGATGCTGCTGTACGCAAAGGTGACAGGCGACAAGCACATGGACAACGGGGACCAAATCGACTGGGAGTATGCCATGGACACCAGCCGCGGGCTGTGGCATTCCGTCGGGAACGTGATCACTGTAGGGTATGCGAACACCGCGGAAGGCACATTCAGACTTGACTGGGGAGGACTCTGGCTGATCGGCGGAGCCGGATGGGAAACGAAATACGATATACCCGGCACGTCATACGACGAGGAAGAGATCAGATGGGCAGCAGAAACCGGCGACCATGGTGAGGACAGCCCCAACCAGAAATTCCTGAAGCGGCTGACGCTGCGCGTGAAGATGGAGCGCGGCGCCAAGCTGATGGTAGACATAGAGTACGACAGCGACGGCAACTGGCAGCGCGCGCTGACCTATGAGAGCCAGAGCAAAAAATCGGTCACACTGATGATGCGCGCGAAGCGCTGCGACCACTTCCGGCTCCGGTATTACGGGACCGGCAAGGTGATGATCCTGAGCATGTGCAAGACGTATGAAGAAGGATCAGAAAGAGTAGGTAAGGCATAATGCTGGAGATGCCGGGCCGCAAAGACAGCGGCAACCTGAAAAATGATTTTGACAACCTGGTCCGGTGGGCACAGCGGCTGGTGCCGCAGCTGGAGCAGCAGATGGCCAACCTGGGTGTGGATAACTTCACCACAGCCTACAACGAAAGGCTGGAGGGACTGACCACGCTGACCGGCGCAGTGGGCAGCAAAACCACAGCGGAAGCAGTGGCGGAGCACCTGCTGGACTACAAAAACCCGCACAAGGTGACGCTGGCCCAGCTGGGGTACCAGGTGCCGCAGGCACAGGTAGAAGAGAAGAGCGGCAGCCTGCTCATTACGCTGGGCGGGCTGATGATCCAGATCAAGCCGGTGGAGATAGAAGCCGGCACAGCAACGGCGGAAGGAAACGTGTTCAAGCGGACGGAAAGCGCTGGCGACTGGGAGCAGGAATTCAGCGCGCTGTACTGCGCCATGGCTGTCATCAATACGGGTGACATGTGGCTGGGCAGCAGCACAGACCAGGATGAAACGAGCGCAGGAACACTGACGATATATACAGCGGCAGCTGCAGCGGGAGCTGGCACCGCAACTATGATAGGAATCGGGAGGGTGTAACATGGCGGACAAAAAAGACAAAGTGCAGCTGACGCCTGAAGAAGTGCAGCAGACTGTACTGAACAATGGCAGCACGACGGGAACAACAGCGAACCCGAACGGGTTTCAGCAGATCACGCCGGTGAATACAGAGGGCACCGTGCCGCAGAGCGCTGCATGGCGCAATGTGATGGCGACCGGCAACGCCAAGACGGACTATAACGCCATCCTGGGCGCGCAGCCAGGCGCATACAACAGCCAATACGGTACGCAGATCGGCCAGACGATGAACAACCTGCTTGGCCAGCAGCCGTTCAAGTATAACGTAAACACCGACGCGCTGTACCAGCAGATCAAAGACAACTATATTCGCCAGGGAAAACAGGCCATGATGGATACGCAGGGCGCTGCAGCAGCACTGACCGGTGGATACGGCAACTCATACGGTGCACTGGCCGGTCAGCAGGCATACCAGGAAAGTCTGGGCAACCTGAGCAACCAGATCCCTGAGCTGTACCAGCTGGCGTACAACAAGTACCTTAACAATGAAAATTCGCAGCGGCAAAATCTCGCGGCGCTGCAGGGCCTGGATGAGAGTGAGTATGCGCGCTACATGAACGAGACACAGGCGTATGAGAGCAAGCTGGCGGACCTGTATGCGAAGTATAAGGCGAGCAGCGGCGGTGGCGGCGGAGGCGTCTCTTACAACAAGTTTAAGGAGTATGTAAATGACGCCGTAGAATGGTCCGAAGCAACCGGCGGAAATGTAAGCGAATTTGTAGAGCAGGCTGTAACGGTTGGCGCTATGCCGAGAAAGGTTGCGGATGCCGTACTGAAAGCGACAACAGTTTACAAGGAAGCAGCCGAGGCGAGTGAAATCGGCGGCTATGGAAAAACAGACTAAGATAAGCGAGGGCTAAAAGTATGGCATTCGAAAAAGAATCTGGATCTAAAAGCATCTGGCAAAGTCTGAGGACAGACGACGAGCGCAATGCGTTTGCTAAAGGATTCAATCCGGTATTTAAACAAACAAACGACTATCAGAGAGCGAACGCGGCAGGAGCAGAAACCCTTGCCGCGTTTCGCGCAGCTCAGCCTGCCGAAATAAAAACGCCTGAACAGCCTGAAAAACAGATAATGCAGCCCGCGTACAAAACGTGGAAGCTGCCGTTCACCGGTCAGGAAGTGCAGAGCTTTTTTGCAAGCAAAACGCCGAGCAGCATGACAGCGGAAGACATCCAAGCACAATCCTGGAAACCATCAGAGCTGACAGGCATGCAGTATTTCCGCAGTCTTGATGACAGCAAAAAGGATCAGTATTCAAACCTGTATCAGGATGCCGTTGCAAACGGCGCAAACCATCAGGACGCTATGAAGGCGGCGCAGGACGCGCTTGAAGGGAACAGCAAGCAGGCGTATGATCTTGCAAACCGCAAGGCGCTGCTTGAAAACGATACATTCAGGCAGGACGTCAACGAGGTTATGGGCATTGATGCCTTCAATACTCGGCCCACAGAAGAACAGGATAAGATCATAAATGCATGGAACGCGGACAACCAGCACGGCGTGGACGCTATTTGGAGCGCGCTTAACGGAATAGACGAAGAGAAAAAGGCGGCAGAGACGAAGGCGCCGTTTACCTTTGCGCAGGCACAAAACGAGGTAGAACCGTACTCCTTGGAACCGGGCGAAAGGATCACGCCGTATGATCTGACAATACAGAAGTACAACGAGCGGCGGCAGGCGCTGGAGGATGAGCGCAGTAACCTGCAAAAAGAAATTCGCGTGCTTGGCCTGGATATCAATGAAGCGGAAGACGACAACGAACGCGAAGAACTCAGAAACCAGGTGGCCGCTAACAATCAGCGTTTGGAGCAGATAGATCAGGAACTGAGAACACTTGAAGAGAACTGGAACACAGAGCGCAACGAGCACAAGATCGACCGCGAAGAGAATGACGCGCGACTTGCAGAACTGCACGAGCAGCTTGATCCTCGACTCGACCGAATTGCCGAAACTTTAGGATCGTTAAAAGCACAGTATACCGAGGCGTGGGAGAACGGAGACCAGGCCGCCATGTCTCAGCTGGCACGTCAGATGGCAGCGCTTGAATCCCAAGAAGCGCAGCTGCAGGCTCAGCTGAATGAATTGGACATTACAAGACAGAAGTGGAATGCCGGCCTGAATGCTGTTGCGAATACGATTGGCAATACGGCTTCGGCCATAGCAGAAGGCGCAAAAAGCAAGGTATTGAACTGGGCCGACTATTTCAGGGCGCTTTACAGTAATTATGATTTCCATAATGACCGTGAAGTGCAGCTGGAATTCAAACAGGCACAAAAGGAATGGGATGCGCTCGGCCTGAGCGATGAAGAAAAGGCGAAGCGCGAAGAAGAATTCTGGGCAGATATTGACAGGCAAGCGGAATCTATCAACCAGAAGCTGAACGCCTTGGCAAGCACGATTGAAGAATCGCTGAAGAACCAAACACTGACGACAGACGAATATATCAAGAAGGCGCAGGATGCCGTGCTGCAGTTTATGGCAAGCGATTGGCAGGAAGGCGCTTTTGAAAGATACAACGACGTCGAAAAGATCACAGACTTCCTGAACCTTATCGAAACAAAGGTATTCAAAGGGACAGGGTACCAGTTTGGTCATCAGATTGATTCGCTGCTATTGAGCTTCCTTTCAGGCGGAAAAGAATACGCGGAAGTAGCCAAAGGATTAAAGGGCATACCAGCAAGGCTGAAAAACCTGCTTTCAGATCCGATATTCTACGAATCGTTTGTAAATGAGTATGTTGGAGACAGAGCAGACGCATTCAGATCCAACCGTGAACTGACCAACCTGGATAAATGGCTGATGGTTGGCGGCGCGGCTATCAAAGGCGCGATTGAAGTCGGATTTGGCAAGGAAGACGCCGGTGGTGTTGAAGCGTACTGGGCAGGGCGTGTTGAGAACACCTTCAAATCGGCGCTTGAAGAATCCGGAGAAGAATTCAAACAGGACTTCGTTGACTGGGCGGAAGAGAATCTTGGCCACGTTTTGCAGGGCAGGTATGATCAGTTGCTGCCGGTATATTCTCCTGACGTCAAAGATAATGCGCTGTTCAACCTGGAGAAAGACACGGAGCTGCTGGTAGGCACATTTATACAAACACTTGGCATGGATGTAATGCGCATGCCTTTGAATGCCATTGTAAAATCCATGGCCGGCGAACCATTAACGGATGTAGAAAAGGCAGAAGTAGAGCAGGCTGGCAGGCAGATTGCCGCTGCAGTTGAAGCACAACAACTGAGCGAAGAATTCGAGGCCGCCGAGAACCACGAAGAGACACAGCCCGTTCAAGAAGAACCTGTCGAGACTCTTCCCGACATCCCCGCCGAGAACACACAGCAGCCCACAGAACCGGCGCCTGGAAGACAGACGGCGATAGATGAAAGGAACAAGCAGGCAGAGGAAGCGCAGCAGGCACAGGCGGAAGAAAAGACAGAACAGCCGGCAGCGGAGCAGACGGAAGGCGGAGACTTTTATCAGAACCTGAGTGATGAGCAGATCGAATTCCTGAAGAATGAGCTGACGAACACGCTGGATCTGAATCCGAGCTGGTCAAACAAGTATAAAGTAACCGAGCGGAACCTGAAGCGCGTACAGGAAGAGCAGGCAAGGCGCGCAGTGGAAGCGCAGCGGCCGGCAGTGAAGGCACCTGCAGGGCTGGACGAGACGCAGGCACAGGCATTCAAGGAGAAATTCGGGAACAGCGAAGCGGTAGATGATAAGGGCAATCCGATAGAATTCTATCACGGTACAAATGCTGAATTTGATAAGTTTGATAAAGATAAGGCTGGCACAAGAAGTGCTGGCGATAAAGGATTCTATGGTAAAGGTATATACTTTGCCAGATTCAAAGAGACAGCAAAAGGATACGGAAAGAATATTAAAAAGGCATGGCTGCGGATGGAAAACCCGTTCAACATGGATCAGGAATTCTGGTCCATTAATGGGGAGAGCGCTCCGAGCGAATATGACAGCAGTGCTTTTGCGCTGAATGTGGCAGACAAATTCCCTGAGCTGGCCAATGCCGAGATGGCCAAAGCTATTACAAAAGAAGGCAAGGAAATAAAGCTGACCATAAAGGAATATGCTGACCTATTCCGCCAGGCACTGAGCGAAAACGAAGGCGACATAAGAAAAGCCGCGCGCGCTGTACACGATCAGTTTGATAAGCTGAATGTATATATTTCTGAAAACGTAATACAGAACATGGAAAACCTTTCTGAAGTGCTGCAGCAGAAGGGTTACGACAGTATTATCAAAGAAAAAGGATTCAAGGAATACGTAGTATTCGATCCGGACCAGATCATTCAGGAATCAGACTTAAAACAGGAACAGGCAACTGAGGCACAGGAAGAGAGCACAGAGCAGCAGCAGGGGAAAGCGCAGCCCGTAAACAACAAAGAGAAGGCAACGGTAGGCAGAGAGGCGGAAGTAAAGCAGGAGGCAGAGGAACAGGCTGCAAAGTATCAAACGAAAGCGGAAGAAGAACTGGGAGTAACGCTGCAAGAAGTGCAAAATGCGCTTTTCTTGAAGTATGGCGGAGTATTTACGGAGAATTACGAACTGGATCCGAGAATAAAGGACAAAAGCACAGAAGAGCTGAAGGAATTAGAGCACAGGATATTAGAACAAAGGAGAGCACTGGGTGTACCAGACAAAAAGCCGGGAGAGGTACCCGAAGGCACGCCGCCGGCGACGGTGACGGTAACACCCACTGAAGAAGCCAGGAGACGCGCAGAAGCAGCACGGCAGAACAATGAAGGCACAAATAATCCGAACAATATTCCGGAAGAGGAGCAGCAACCTGAACGTAAGTATCCGCAACCAAATGGGCGAAATATAGAGAACAACGAAGGCACAAACAATCCTAATGACATTAAGAACGAGGAAAAGCAACAAGAAAAGAAGTACGCGAAGCCGAAGGACCGTGATATCGAAAACAACGAGGGAACGAACAACCCGAATAATATTCCGACAGAAGAACAGCAACCGGAGCGCAAGTATCCTCAACCGAATGAGCGGGATATCGAAAACAACGAAGGCACGAATAATCCTAACGATATACCTGCAGAGGAGAAAAAGTCCGAGCGGAAATACCCAGCGCCAAAGGGACGCGACATAGAGAACAACGAAGGCACAAACAATCCTAATGACATCCCGGCAGAAGAGAAAAAAGAGCGGAGTTACCCGGCGCCTAACGAGCGGAACATTGAGAACAACGAAGGGACTAATAACCCGAACAACATTCCGGCCGAAGAACAAAAGCCTGAACGCAAATACCCGCAGCATAATGAGCGTAATATTGAGAATAACGAAGGGACAATTAACCCGCAAAATATTCCGAGCCAGGAAGCAAACCCGGATAGGAAGTATCCTGCGCCTAATGAGCGGGATATAGAAAACAATGAGGGTACGAACAACCCGAATAATATTCCGGACCAGCAGGCAGCACAGAGTGAAAAGAAATACAAAAAGCCAAATGATAGGGATATAGAGAATAACGAGGGCACAAATAACCCGCAAAATATTCCTGATCAAACGCAAAATAAGCCGGTGCAGCCGGAGGACGTAAACGGACCGGAGAACCAGGAAGACGAAACTGAGAACGAGCCGACCGACGAGGGCGAGCAGCCGCATGCCGTTGATACAACGGACGAACCGGAAGGACCGGAAGAACCGGCGAGCGAGACAGACGAAACGGCAGAAAATAATACACAGGCAGACATTGATAGAGAGACTGAGGCCGCTGCAAAAGAGCATGGCTTTAAGTGGGGCGAGACAAACGGCGACGGCAGCCAGGACGCAGGTGTGCATCTGGTAGGGATCGGAAGCAGGCTGACGCAGGACCAGATTGCAGACCTGAAAGTAGCAGACGCGCTGCTGAAAGAACTGGGCTGGAGTGCTGAAATACGCGGAGATCTTCCTGAATATGCTAATGGATTGTTCAGGGGGGAGAGAACTATATATCTGGGAGCAGGGGTAGGAAATCCGCTGCCAGTCATTCAGGGGCATGAACTGTATCACGGCATTCAGAGATGGGCACCGAACAGCGCAAAAGAGATCGACAAAATATTTGAAAATGCTGCGGAGCGGAGCGGTTTCGATGTAGAGCAGCGCATAGAGCAGCTGCTGGACGTTTTCAATCGTACAGGATCATACAGCAAATTAAATGAGCAGCAAAAGCGGGCACAGGCGAAAAAGGAGATCATGGCAAACTATGCCGCTGTAGCGCTCTCTGATATCAATTTTGCAAAACAGGTATGCATGCAGGACCGCAGTCTGATGCAGCGCATCATCGACTGGGCAAAGCAGATGCAAACGCGGATCCAGGAGATGCTGAAGCGATTCAGCGCGACATCTCCGGAAGCGAAACTGCTGATGGAAAACGAGCGCGACATGCGAAAGATCCAGGAGATTGCAGCGCAGGCGCTCAGAGAATTGAAAGAACTTGATCCGATCAAGAAGGCCGCGACAAGCGAGCACGGCAACGGTGAATGGACAAAGAGATATGAACGGCAAGTAAACGATGCCACAAGTAAGCAGGAGATCACCGATGCAAGCCGCGAGCTGGCAAAGGCATTGCTGATGCAGACCCGGAACAAAGTTACTGACAATAACATAGCAAAACTGATGTGGGCAGCGGATGACGTGCGTGCAGGCATGCTGCCGTATCAGGCATTGAAGGAGCATGATCTGAATACCGATGGCATTAACGAAGAACTGCGCCGCGGGCTGCGTATGCTGGGAGGATACCTGCAGAATATCCAGGAGCGGGCAGACGGGACGGAATACAATGCGCTGATGCTGAACCAGAGGCAGGAGCAAAAAGAAGAATTTTCAGTTGATGAAACAAGAAAAAATAGTTATAATACAGAGGATAAAGGAAGAAACGAGGTACAGGAAAATGACAGAAGAAGAACTGAAAGAATTCGAGAAAGAGCTAAGCGAAATAGAGTTTCCGGAAGGGGCGCGCTACGGGGACCAGCCGCGTTACGTCTTAACAGGGGAGATTATTCCGGAGTCATTGCTAAAGGCGGCAAAGGATATGAACTATTCAGGGAAGCACTTGAAGAAACAGAAATAAAGAGCCGCAAAGGTGATCCAATTATTTGGTATCACGGATCTGAATACCTGTTTGATAAGTTTGAAGAAAACATTCATAAGAATACAGATGGAGCTGTAGGACATTATTTTACATCTTCACCTAAAACAGCATACGGGTATGCTGGAGATAGAACTGACAAAAAGAATATTTATCCGGTAGGGATATACTCAAAACATAATATAGAATTCAATGCGAATGAATTCACACAGAACTATAAAATTCAGAATAAAGCACTTGAAATTATAAAAAAAGCTAATAAATATGCTGTACGTGGTGTCGATGAAAAATTCCTGAAAGCATTAGATCAGACATTAAGAAGAGGTATAAAAGATAACGGAATAAGTAAAGAAGTTGCGGGCAAAATCATTGATGCCTTTATTAACCATGGCGTCATACAAAGTGTGACGCTGAAGAATTGCTTATGGGATGTACCTGGTCAGACCGAAGCGAATAATCAAATCATTGTTTTTGACGACGAAGCAATTGTACCTGCGACAGCTGAAATATGGGAAAAGATGGCGGATGAAGATGGCCGCCTTGATTCGCGTGTGCAAAATGATTTTGAAGAATTTTCTATCAAAGAACCAGTAGAGCAAACACGGGACCTGGTGGCAGTGCATAACCTAAGTGGTGATGCTGTCAGAGCAGCGCTTGATATGGGAGGATTGCCTTCTCCGAGTGTGGCAGTTGTCAAAGCTGATCAAGGGCACTCCAATTATGGCGACGTATCATTCGTGTTTGATAAGAGCAGCATAGATCCGAAGAACAAGAAAAATAAAATCTACGGAACAGACGCATGGACACCGACAAGGCATGATGCATCGGTGGCAACAAAGGTAAACCAGGACGCGCTTATAAAAGAAAGCAAAAAGGCTGCTGAAGTGCTAAAGGATACCTATCAACATCTTCAGAACGAGGCGGATAGATATTTAAGGCAAATCGCATATGATGACAGCACATCTAAATCAATTGATGATCTTGCATTAGAAGCGCGTCACAATGTTGGAATGCTGGCATATTATCTAAAGTCTAAGAATAAGGATATTGATATTAAGCAAAGAGAAATAATTGATGATTTAGGATATAGACCGGCAATCAGAAAAGACTATGATGCATTCCTGAACAAATTGGAAGCAAATGGAATGATCAACGATCTGCTGGCTGATGCTACAAAATTGAGTAATGCTGATCTTGTAGAAAAATATGGGCCGATATGGGCTGAAACAAGTGATGGTGCGTCAAGAATATGGAATGCATATAAAGAAAAAGGCGGAAGATTGCCGTCATTATCACTGCATAACAGGATATTCGAAACAGCAGCATACTTGAATGATAACAGAGGGTCAAGCATTGGAACAAAGCGGGAGCCTGATTGGTATGCGACAAGGGATGCTATGCAGGAAGAAATCAGCAAAGCAGACTTTGACGAATGGTTTAAGGGCGTAATAGAGCCTGCGCTTGGGAGAAAAGGTATCAGGAATCAGCTTGATCAATTCACGCCATCAGGTAACAGAAGAAATTTTGACCAGCTGCACTGGGATTATACGCTTGAGAACATCGTTAAAGCCATGAATATGGCAAATCCTAAAGGCGGTTTCTCTGGCGGATATACTGCGCTGATGGCAAGGAGTGCAAAAGAGTACAAGAATATCAGCGAAGTTAGAAAAGACAAAGGCAGATTGCAGACTCTTGAAAAAGATGAATACAGAAAACTTATAGAAAATCTTGAGCATGAGCTGAATGAATTCATCAACAAAGTATCTGATCGTGTACGGATTTATAACGGAAATGTACGCGAAGCGATTGCTGATGCTGGCGCTGCATATGCAAAATACGGAAGTGGATCAGCAATCAAAAGAGCATTTGCTGATAGCAACATCAAGCTAAATGATGATGAAGTTGCGAAGGCTGAAGAGATTATCAAAAAGGCGCAAGAAGTGCCGACAGGATATTTCGAGGCTAAACCGCAGCGCGCCGTGAATTTCGATGAAGTTAAGCTGGCCGTATTGCCTGAAAGCACAGATCCGGAGCTGATCAAGAGGCTGCGCGAGGCAGGCGTGGGAGAGATCCAGACGTATCCGGATGGTGACGAGGAAGCACGTAAAAACATTATCAATAATGCTGATGCTTTACAATTTAGCATCGACGAGGGAAGCGTCCAGGCAGGCCAGGAAGAATACAACCGGCAGACGGAATTCACAGGCGGGCAGACGGAGATCCTGCAGAGACTGACCGGCGACCTGTGGCGGGCAATATCCGAGCGCAAGGCGCAGCAGAAGGCTGAGAACTATGGCATGTGGAAGCAGCACGTCGCAGAGATGGCACGCGAGCTGAAGGCAGCGACGAACAGCTCAGTATTCACGGATAAAGAGCTGGAGGACCGGCTGACAAAGATCCTGGAAGAGCATGAGGCTAAGAAGGCCGGCACCAGGGAGGAAGCACAGCACGCGATCAACGATACGCTGAACGAACTGCAGGGGCTGATCCAGGAAGCGCTCAGCGACCAGCTGATGGATGAGCACGCGCGCGAAGTTTTCGATGTAATCAAAAAAGGCATATATGTAAACCCGGATCAGGTCAAAGAATTGGGCGGGCCGAGCGAACTCAGGGACTACCGTAATTCCATGAAGGGTGTGTGCAGGGTGTACACATCCGAGAAGGCCGCGAACGCTGCCGGCGCGCTGCACCTGGACGGACACGGATGGGACGAGCTGCAGAGCATTGATCCGGACCTGTTCAACCCGGATATGCACTGGCTAGAGAGAGCCCAGGCGCTGAGAGACTTTGTAGATCTGTACAGTGACAGCTATATGCGCGTGGATCCGGTGACGAGGGACTTTATCCAGACACAGGCACTGGAGACGCTGGCAGAGTATTACAGCGGCAGCAATGAGAACGACGCGACAAAGCGCACACGCGAAGCGCTGAAGAAGGCAAACGCGAAGGTGGACAGCCTGACCAGGGAACAGCAGGCAGCGCTGGCCAAGCAGAGCGAGCTGAACGAGCAGATCAAAAACCTGAAGACGCAGGCGCGCGAAGCGGACAGCCAGGCATGGAGGGAGCGCAGCGCGGTGCAGGCGGAGCGGGATAAGCTGCAGCAGGATCTGAAGGCTGCGCGAGAGGAAGCGCTGGACCTGGGAAGGCAGTTAAGCGAAGCGGGCAAGGAAGCGGAGAAACTGAACAACGAGTTGAGCGCACGCGACAACCGGGAAGCCTACCTGCAGAACACGATCAGCCTGCTGAAGAAGCAGAATGCTGCAAACCAGAAGGCAGCTGTAAGGGACGCGCTGAACAGGAATAAAGAATCAGCAAAGCAGCGGGCAGCTGACAGGCAGAACAGGCAGAACATCAAAAAACTGGAAATGAAGATGCGCCGGATGCTGGAGAATCCGAGCAACAGCGCATACGTGCCGCTGGACAAGGTGCGCGTGCTGCTGAACATGGTGGAGGCGATACAGAAGGCGGACACCAGGAAGGCAGCACAGGCAACGGACAAATGGCTGCGCACAGTGCGCGAGCTGCGCGAGGATACCAACAGCCTGCTGAAGGATGCATACGATGAGGGATTTATCGCACAGATGCAGGAAGTGGGCGACATCCTGAAAGACAAGACGATCAACCAGCTGGACAGCGAAGAGCTGCAGTATGTATCCAACGTCATGACGCAGGCGCTGCACCAGATCGAGCAAGCAACCAAGATGATTGGCTGGGAACGCAACACTGATGCGCTGGTTGAGGCGCACAGTTTTGTGGATACGGTGAACAAGCACAAACCGCAGCCGACAGGCGGGATCGGGAAAGTGGTCAATAACCTGGCGACCGAGCACCTGACGCCGCAGCGCGAGCTGGACAAACTGGCAGGGCACCGGACGGACAACGCGATATACCGGCAGAAGGAAAGCCTGAGCGAAGGCCAGCGCGTCACGAACAAGACCAAGATGGACCAGACAAAAAACTTTGAGCAGCTGATCACCGGCAAGAACGCGAAGAATTTTGAAAAGTGGGCAGGCAAGAAAGCTGATGTGATCGACACCGGGATCAATGGCAGCAGGCATGGCACGTTCAAGATGACGCATGACTTCCTGACGACACTGTACATGCACAGCACGAACCAGCAAAACATGGACGGCATGAAGAACGGACTGACGGTGCCTGACTACCAGCTGTGGAAGCAGGGCAAGAAGCAGGAAGCCTGGGACCGTGCTGAGCGCATGTATGTGACTGATGCTGACATGAAGCGGCTGATGTCCATGGTATCGGAATACGATAAACAGTGGGCAGCGGCATGGAAAGCGAACCAGGAATATATCACGCCGATTCTGAATGACGTATCAATGCAGCTGAACGGATGGCACCGTTTCGCGGTGGAGAATTACTTCCCGATCAGGCGCGATAAGAACTACCTGGCAACAGACTTTGACAGCATCATGCTGGATGACCGGATCAGCAATATGGGATTCACCAAAATGAGAAAGAACGCAAAGAATCCCATGATGCTGGAGAGCATGCTGGATGTGGTGAACAGGTCGATCAACGGCACCAGCCTTTACGCGGGCATGCTGATCCCCGTGACCAACTTCAACAAAGTATTCAACATGAGCATGCCAGACTTTGAGGACAGCCCGAAGGCAGCGCTGCGCAGGGTATTCGGCAACAAAGAGATGGAATATATCGAGCGCATGATGAAGGACCTGCAGCAGGCGGGCATCAGGGCAGACAGCTCGATATTCGACAAGGTGCGCGCAAAGGCAGCACCGGCAGCGCTGGGCGCTAACCTGGGTGTAGTGATCAAGCAGGCGGCATCCTATCCGACGGCCGCGGCAGTGCTGGGATTCAAACCGCTGCTGAAACAGCTGACAAGCCCGCGGAAATTCAGCGAGGAAACCGTAAACAAATACACCAGCGCATACTGGGAGCGCAGCGACGCGAATATAGCAGCGATGAACGCAAACGTGCAAAGCGGAGGGATCGAGCGCACTTCAAATCTCCTGAATAAGCCAATCGGCGCTATGGACCGTGCGACAGTGCGGATGATCTGGGGCGCATGCGAATATGCTATTGAGGATGAACAGCCCAACCTGAAGCGCGGGAGCGATGAATACTACCAGGCAGTGGCAAGGAAGTATGAAGAGTGCCTGGAGATGACGCAGCCTGAATACGGGACCATGCAGCGGCCGCACATCATGCGCAGCAACAATACTCTGCAGAAAGCAATGACCATGTATAAAACGCAGAGTTTCCAGAACCTGAACATCGTATACGATGCAGTGGCGGACTACCGGACGCAGGCGCAGATGTATAAGGAAGATCCGAGCGCGGAGAACAAGGCCGAGCTGGACCGGTCAAAGACAAAGCTGGCCAGGGCCGTGAGCAGCCAGATCGTATCCGCCACAGTGCTGGCGCTGATGACGGCCGTGGGCAAGGCGCTGCTGCACAAGCCCGAACCATACCAGGACGACAAGGGAGAGCTGACGCCGGAGAGCGTAAGCTACCAGCTGAGCAAGGACGCGATCAGCAGCATGGCCGGCATGATCACCGGAGGCAGCGAGCTGTTCGACCTGATCACAGGCATTGCGGAAGGCAAGCAGCCGTATGATATCGACGCAAGCGCGATCAGCATGATCAATGACCTGTACCAGAGCATTTATAAGCTGGGAGTTGCGGCGACGACCATATCTGACAGCAGCCTGACGCCAGAGCAGAAACTTGAAAAAGGCGCAAAGGCAGTTGATAACTTCATGAAGAGTGCAGGCTCCATGATGGGGCTGCCGTACAACAACCTGCGGAACATCGGCACAAGCGCATACAAATACGTGGACGATATCATCAATGGCCGCGGGCTGGAGGGGCTGACGACCGGAGACGTGACGCTGAACACAGCGGCCAGGTACATGGGCGAAGCGCTCCAGAAGGGAGACGCTGATACCTACACCAGGCTATACAACCGGCTCCTGCAGCAGGGCAAGACGCAGAAGCAGATCAATACAGCGCTGAGGACCTGGATGAAGACCGGAGACGCGAGGATACAGCAGGCAGCTAACGCGATCGACAGCGGCGACCTGGACACGTACAACCGGCTGATCAATGAAATGAGCGCTGACGGACTGGGCATGGCAAACGTAGTGACGGCGATCGAGGCAGTGCGCAAGGCCGGCAATGCGACCGAAGAAGCAGCGGCGCCGGAATATTCCCCGATGACCTACGAGCAGATCATGAATGCGATGGAGCAAGACAGCGATAGTGTATACACGAACGCACAGCTCAACCAGCTGCTTGAGAACGGGAACATCCAGGCCGCCAAGAAAGTGCAGAGTGCACTCTTCAAAAAGAAGAACGGCGTAACATCCGTGAAGAGCGCGCTGACATCCTACTGGAAACCGAAATACCGGGAGGCATACCAGAGCAGGAACCGCACCGAGCTTAACCGGATCACAAAGCTGATGAAGGCCATGGGATACAGCGACAGCAGCCTGAAGAAGTGGAAAGAGGTAGACACCGACACCAGCAGCACAAGCAATAAAAAGAGCAGCAGCTGGGGATCCAGCACATTCGGAAAGTCTTTCGGAAGCAGCAGTAAGAAGAGCAGCAAAAAAAGCAGCGGATTTGGCGGCAGCAGCTTTGGCGGAGGATGGGGATCATGAATGTCGTCTGGGAGCCGCAGCCAAGGCAGCGGGAATTCATGAGGCGAGGAGAGTATGAAGCGTTTTTTGGAGGAGCGGCAGGCGGAGGAAAATCCGACTGCCTCGTCATCGAGGCGCTGCGCCAGACGAATATACCGAACTACAAGGCGCTGATCCTGCGCAAGACATACAAGAACCTGACAGAGCTGATAGAGAAATCCAAGTTTTATTATCCGCAGGCGTGCAAGAAAGCACGATACAACGGCACAGAGCACTACTGGACATTTCCAAGCGGAGCAAAGATATACTTTGGGAACGTCAGGAACACGACATACAAGCAGGACTATCAGGGACAGCAATACGACTTTATCGGATTCGATGAGTTGACACACTTTACATGGCAGGAGTATTCGTACTTCTTCAGCCGCAACCGTCCGAGCGGACCGGGGACCGTATGCTACATACGGTCCACCGGCAACCCTGGCGGGATCGGGCATGCATGGGTGAAACAGCGATTCGTGACCGCGGCAAAGGCGGGAGAGAAGATCAAAGAGAAAACGGAGATCGTCGGGCCAACAGGGCAGAAGATCGGATTCACGCGCAGCAGGGTATTCATACCGAGTACAGTGTTCGACAACAAGATCCTGCTGGAAAATGACCCCAACTACCTGGCCAGCCTGGACGCGCTGCCATGGGCGGAGAAGCAGGCACTGCTGTACGGAAACTGGGACAGCTTTATCGGACAGGTATTCACAGAGTGGAAGAACGACCATGATCACTACCAGGACCAGCGCTGGACGCATGTGATAGATCCATTTGACATCCCGAAGCACTGGGAAATCGTACGCAGTTTTGACTGGGGTCATGCAAAACCGTTCAGCGTGGGCTGGTGGGCAGTGAGCGAGGAAGGCAGGATGTACCGGATACGCGAACTGTACGGATGCAGGGAAGGCCAACCGAATACAGGTGTTGAATGGCCGGACCAGAAGATAGCGCGGGAGATCCTGCGGATAGAGCAGGATGATCCGAACATTCGCGGGCACAACATCGTAGGCGTAGCTGATCCGGCCATCGGACTGAAGAAGGACCAGAGCGGATACGGTGCAGCTGCAGCCATGGCTGCGGAGGGTGTGTACTTCAGCAAAGCAAAGAATGCGCGCATACCGGGGAAAATGCAATTCCACTACCGGCTGGCATTCAACAGCGAGGGCAGGCCGATGATGCAGGTATTCAGCACATGCCGGCACTTTATCGAGCAGATACCATCCTTGGTATATTCAGAGGTGGACGTGGAGGACATCGACACGACACAGGAGGACCACATCTATGACGAGAGCAGGTACGCACTGTGCACGCACATGATCACCAGGCCGGTGCCGGCACAGAATGAGGAGCAGCCGCTGGAGGATGATCCGCTGAATCTGAGACAGGATAGAGAAAGGACACGATTCTATAGAATCTAAGGAGGGGCGATATGAGCGAAATGCAAAACTTTAATCCCAACGGCGAAGGCGGCCGGCTGATCAGGGACAAAAACATGGAAGAGCAGACTGACAAGAAGACCGGGAAGCCATGGAAAGAGAGGCTGGCTGAGGCGACGCAGACGCTGCTCAAATACAAAGGCGGGCGGGCCAGCCTGGAGCAGCGCGTGATCGAGGCGGAGCGCTACTACCGGATGCACAACTGGTGGAGCAAAAACAATGTCAACAAGAAATACGGCATCAAGAGCAATTCCGGTTGGCTGTTTTCCAGCTGCATGAACAAACATTCAGACGCCATGGACAACTATCCTGAGCCGAACGTGCTGCCGCGTGAGATGGCGGACGAGGAGACGGCCAAGCTGCTGAGCGAGGTGCTGCCGTGCGTGCTGGAGATCAATGACTATGAAGAAATCTACGACTCCGGCTGGTGGGATAAGCTGATCAAAGGCACTGCCGTCGTCGCAGCGACATGGGACGCGGAGCAGAACAACGGGCTGGGTGAAATCAGCATCAGGCGCGTAGACATCCTGAACTGCTACTGGGACCCGTCATGCGCAAATATTCAGGACGGAAAAGACTTTTTCTTCGTATCACTTATGGACATTGACGAGCTGCGCGAGCAGTATGGCGACGATGTGGCGGACAATGTGGCAGCTGTGCCGACGATCACACCCGGCATGTACTCATATGAAACTGTACACGACACAGCGGGGAAAGTTGCCGTCATTGACTGGTACTACAAACGCGACGGCCTGCTGCAGTATGCGAAATACGTGGAAGACGAGCTGCTGTACGCCAGCGAGGACGACGAGCGATACCGTGATACCGGGTACTATAACCATCAAATGTATCCGTTCATCTTTGATCCGTTGTATCTGATGGAAGGATCTCCAGCTGGATTTGGGCACGTCGACCTGTGCCGGGATGCGCAGGACTACATCGATCGGATGGACTCGATCATCGTGGACAGCGCGCTGATCAACGGCCGGCCCAAGTATTTCTACAACAACCAAGGAGGTATAGCTGAAGATGATGTGCTCGATCCTGAGAAGCCGCTGGTGCGCGTGAACGGCGCCGGTGCGATTCAGGAAAGCGTAATGCCATTCGGCAAGTCCGAGCTGAATCCGCTGTACGTGCAGGTGCTGAACCAGAAGATCAACGAGCTGCGCGAGACGAGCGGCAGCACGGAAGCCGCACAGGGCGGCGCGCCAGCATCAGTGACGGCATACTCAGCTATCGCAGCGCTGCAGGAAGCATCAGGCAAGTCGAGCCGCAACATGATCCGAGGCAGCTACCGGAAATTCAAGGACTTGTGCTACATGATCATCGAGCTGATGCGGCAGTTTTACGACGAGCCGAGGATCTACCGGATCACCGGCGACGGCCAGCCGCAGTATGTGGCATTTGACAACTCCGCCATGCAGGGACAGACCGTCATGGGTATGACCGGAGAATACCAGACGAAAGAGCCGGTATACGACATCAAGGTCAAGCCGAGCAAACAGACGGCATACTCAAGGATGGCGCAGAACGAGCTGGCCAAGGAACTGTACGGCGCTGGCATCTTTGCTCCTCAGAATGCGGACAGCGCGCTGGCTGTGCTGGACATGATGGAATTCGAGGGCAAGGACAAGGTGGTGCAGAAGGTGCAGCAGAACGGCACCATGATGCAGATGATACAGCAGATGGCAATGCAGATACAGCAGCTGCAGGCGGCGCTGGGCGTGCAGCAGGATGTACCAAATGCGGAAGGCGGAATGCAGAATGCGGAAGTAAATAATGCTCCGGTTGGAGAACCGCAACAGCAGGAACCACAAATGGATAGTTTAGGGAATGAGCAGCAGAACGGGAAGCGTATACGTGCGCCGAAGGAACGCGCTGCATCAGTGGCAAGTGTATAAGGCGGAGGCGGGCAATGACAACTATTGTGATCAATGACAAAGTGGTAGGGATCTCCGGACATTCCGGATACGCGGAAGCGGGGAAAGACATCGTGTGCGCGGGGATCTCCGCGCTGGCATGGACGCTGGCCGGAGCGCTGCAAAAGATCGAGGCGCTGGAGTGGCTGGAAGAAAAAGACGGCGACATGGCAATACACTACAAACAAAACCTACAGGCGCAGATTTATGTGGACATGTTCGCCACTGGCGCGGAAATGATGGAGTATAAGTATCCCGATAATGTGCGTGTATTGGGGAGAAATCCGGAACTCAAAAATGATAAGATGAATTAGAAAGGAGGGGTAGCATGTCACTGATCACAACGACGGTATCCCTGGACGCGCAAAAGACCGGCGACCAGGTCACAATGCACCTGGTGCGCGGAGATTCTGGCACGCGCACATTTAACTTCATACCGATCAGCGGCGGGCAGATGATCAGCCTATACGGTGTGACCGCTGCGAAAGTGCAGGCGCAATCGCTGTACACAGACGATCCGCTGCTGATAGACTGCACGATCACTGGCGGGCTGATCTTTATGGTGCCGACAGCGGCGCTGGTAGCGAACGCAGGCGAATGGGCGGCGCAGCTGGTGCTTCTGGATTCCGGGAACCAGACGCTGCACAGCATGCCGTTTACCATCATCGTGCACGGCACGGTGTACACGGGAGACGCGATTGAGCATACCAACACGACCGTGACCGAAATCAGATGGGATTCGACATACCAGTATATGACCATCGTGCTGGCCGACGGTTCGACGATTACCAGCCCGGCGATGACACATACGCACCCGAAAGCAAGCGCAACAGTTGACGGATTCCTGAGCAAAGAGCACTACAGCAAGCTGGTCAGCTATGACACATGGATCGACCAGGACGTAAGCCAGGACGGTACACCGACATTTTACAACGCTACAATCGGTAGCGTAACAATCGCGCACGACGGCACAGTAACAGGGCTGAAGTTTACATGAGCACGACGTTTAACGCGACAGCGGCATACTACCATCAGTCTCCGCTGCAGGGGAGCGCGAGCACGCCATGGATCAGCGGCGGACCGCGGAAGGGCATCAGCAATGGTCAGCGCGAGATCGGGCTGGTGCTCTTCTCCAGGATGGAGATCGCGGCAGCGCTCGAAGACGGACACCTGCCGTCAGCCAGCCTGATCCTGAACCGGAACACGGCGTACGGGACCGGCGCGGTGGATATATGTATCGCGCCGGTCATGATAGACGCGGCGCCTGGAAAGATGACGTACGACCAGTGCCTGGACATGGCGCAGCGCGGATGGCATTACTGGACGAGCGTATCCGGTGAGACGTCGAGGATACAGCTGCCGGGCGCATGGCTGCATAAGCTGCTCACAGATCCTTTCGGCGGGCTGATGATCTACCAGGAAGCCGGAGAGGGCACCAGCGCGTCGGCGAAATTTACGGAGACGGCACAGCTGGAGCTAAAGACATCAGCATCGTACGAAGCGCCGGTGTGGCGAAGAAACATCGGTGCAGGCGACGAAGTGAGCAACGCGGCGCAAAGTCATCAGGCGGACCTGTGGGAGCTGCTGCACTACGTAAACGTGCGCGAAGCAGCGGACAATCTCACGCTGACAGACTTTACGGGGCTGGAGATCGGACTGTACAAGGACTGGCCCGGAGCAATCAACAGACTGCGCGTAGGTATTGCCGCTATTTATTCGGCGGAAAGCAAGGACCCAATCACATGGATTGTCATGACAAGTGATGACCTGCCGAACGCGGCGATCATCAACCAGCTCAGGACATCAATGGAGATCCCGGCAACACCGGACACGGAGATCCTGACGATCACAAAGTATGCGAGGACGGAATTCGTCAAAAACAATTCGGACTTTGTTGTGAACCTGGACAGCACTACAGAGTGGAGAGCACAGAAGGTGCCAAGCTCCGGCGTCGTAACAGGGACTACGACGATAAACGGAGCGAAGGTAAAGCAGTATCATCATCGGTTTGGTTTCTGGCTGATCAACGACATCACGGAAGGCAAGAGTGTGGCCAGCGCCAAGATCCTGCTGACGCGCAGGGGAGGGTATGGCGGCGATATGTCAATACTCCTGTATCCGGTGCTGGTGGACGAGCTGCCGGATGAGCGCATGAGCGTAAACGACGTAATGGATGTGACGACACTGGTGGGATCTGAGCCGGCAGTGGTAGGACAGACAACGGAGATCGAGCTGAGCGCTGCATTCCTGGCAGAACTGAACGACACCTATTTCGGGGTAGGCGTAGATGACCAGCAGCAGTGGTCAGAATTCGAAGCGAGCGCAACATTGATCATCAATTACCAGGAGGAGTGAGGTGATGAAATGAAAACATACATACTGACGGACGAAGTACAGGCCATCGGCAATGCCGGAGAGCAAGGTGGCATCAGTGTGGCCGTTGACGTCAGCACATGGCAGGCGGAATACGCGGACGGCATCGGCGCCATGCTGTGCGAACGTCCGGACGGCAGGCCGGTACCGCTGAGTGCGACGGTTACGGACAACCTGCTGCTGGCAGTGCTGCCGCAGGAATGCACCAGCCGTCCCGGACAATACGTATACAAGGCAACATGGACACAGGCAGGCGTGCTCAGGATATCGCACTCATACAAGGCGCTGATCCTGACCACAGAGAACGGGAGAGGAATTCCTCCCGACAAACCCGGTACACCGGCATGGGCGACGGAAATATTCGTCAAGGCCGAGCAGATAGACGCGGCGCTGGACGCGGCGATGCAACTGGAGCAGTTTGCAAAGGATGCAGAAGACGCAAAGGACGCGGCAGAGGATGCGCAGGATGCGGCGGAGGACGCACAGGAAGCCGCAGAGGAAGCCAGGGACCGGGCGGAAGCCGCGGCCACCATGGCGCAGGAGCACAGCATGGGTTTCAGCTTCAGCACGGGCGTGCTGACACTGACACCGATCACGGACGATTAAGGAGGGATCACGATGCGGGAAGACGAAACCAAGACGAAAGCATATGTATTTGACGGGACGAAAATCAAAGAGGTGAGCGGATCCATCACGGTGATGATCGACGACGATGACGATCTGACGGCGCTGGCGGCCAAGTGCGGGCCGGGCACCATCGCCTACCTGGTGGGATGGACGGCGGCCTGGCAGCTGGGCAGCGACGGGGAAACCTGGACCCAGTTTATCGGCGCTTCATCGTAAGGAGGGCAGCATGGAAATCACAAATGAATTGCTGGGCGTGATCACGGCGATTGCCACGGGCGTGCCGGACACGGCGGCAACAAACGCGGAAGCGGCCAGGGACCGGGCGGAAGCCGCGGCCACCATGGCGCAGGAGCACAGCATGGGCTTTAACTTTTCAAGCGGCGTCCTGACGCTGACACCGATCACGGAGGAGGATGATTAAAATGGCGACGACTACAGGCGACGATCTGTACAGAGTAGACATATCGGACGGAACGGATACCGTACAGCACGCGATCAAGGACGCGGCGGCCAGGGCGGACATCAGTAACTTAAAGACCGCACTGAGTGAATATCTACTTCTGAATACATCTGGTATTTCATGGGTAAATGATAAAAGACTTTATACCGGGACGGGTGCTGTTAGTGATTCGACGGGGTATTCTTATACAAAGATTCCGGTTGAAAACTATGAGGGCGTACTTGTTGTAACAACAGCGGCAAGATCCCCTGCGGCATCTGTTGTGTTTTATGATGCAAACGATAATTATATTTCAGATGTTACCGCCCCGGGAACGGCTGACTTTCCGAACACAGTAACAGCTACGATTCCGACAGGTACACGGAAAATCGGCATTTCCTGTTATACAACGTATATCAGTAGTGCTTCTATTCTTTATTCGGCCGCAAAGACAATAACCGAAATAAATAAAAAATATGAGCCGTTTTATGATTTGAATAACAATCTTCCGTTTTATGAATTGGCAAATACAAAATTGAGCAACACTAATGGTACAGTTATTAAAGGTCAACAAGGTTATGTGTGTTCTAATCTGATTGCGGCTCATTTTGGTCAGTATATTACATTTACAAAGGGAACAGGAAACTATCTGACGGTTGCCGCTTATGACAGCACAGGAACATTTATTTCAGTTATCAATACATCACTTACAGCTGTTTTGCCGAAAAACACAGCATACATTCGCATAGGGAGCCAAAGGACAACGCTGAAAGATTGCGATGTTAAATTGATTGAGGCACCCATCAGAAAAATTGATGATGAAATCTATACCATGAACGGAACAAGAATAATAACAGGCGGTATAATGGATAACGCCTATTCCTCCGGGTATTATACATCGTGGTACATGGATGTTTCGGAAGCAAAGAAACTTGTTATTACTGTAAACAGGTCAACGGGCGGCGGCGGCATTTACTTCTATGATTCATCATTCAGCTATATCAGCGACAGCGTGCAATCTTTGTATGATATAACTTCACGAAAAACAAATATAATATATGTTCCTTCTTCTGCGGTTTATGCTGTTTTCAATACAACCGGGTCAGTTGGTTTCCAAGGTTTTGCGGTTGGTATTCTTAATGATGAAGCATCATACCGTGAAGTCTATATCGGAACAGGAAGACAGTACATTTCTATTTTAAGTGCGCTGAAAAATGAAGCCGGACTTGTAAAGTTCTTTGTTGAAGCAGGGGAATATAATATTGTTAATGAGTACAAGGCGATATACGGTGATTCGTTTTGGTCAGATTATGAAGGATATTCTGGCAAACTTGACCAGTTTCTTCGTGGACTCGCACTTGAAATAGGACAGCAAATTTATTTTGGACCAGATACGAAAATTGTTTTCGATTATGATGGAGACAATCAATACGTTTTTGAACAATTCTCTGTTTTCAATTTAACATCAAACAATATCATTGACGGTGCAACGATTGAGTTTGGAACGCAAGTGTGCAGGTATGCCATTCACGATGACCAAGCCAGTGATTATGGCGCAAACATCATACGAAACTGCATTTTTAACGGGCGTTCGTATAACGGGCCTGTTATTGGCGGCGGTTGCGGAATCAGAAATAGTTATTACATTGAAGGGTGCTTGTTTGAAAATAATGGCGGTTATACTGATATCAGTTACCACAACAGTTTGAACAGCGGAGCGAAGAGCTTCATCCATGTGAAAGACTGCAAAGGTGACAAAGGTGTTTCATTCCTATATTGCGGAGACTCTCAACTTGTATCAACGTATATCGTAAGCAACAGCAAATTCCCGTCCATACAACTGAATGCACATCCGGGAGCGAGTCATCCGTATGAGAATGTGCGGTTGGTTGAGTATTGCAATGATAAAACACCTATAACGTAAACATTAAAGGAGTAATTATGTCTGTATTGCATCTTTTATGGATTGTTCCGTTATCAGTTGCATTTGGTTTTTTCCTCGCGGCGCTGGTAATGGCGAATGGTAAGCAATAGGAAACTTTGGGGTGCGAATAACCGCGAACAACCGCGAACAACCGCGAATAAAAGACACAATAAGTTATTTGGAGTACAGAAGTCCACACGATGACTCCATACCGATCAGCGCGCCAAAGGTCGGGAACCTCGCAACCGTGTGGCACTTTTACGGACACTTTAACAGGCTAATCACCAGTGCCGAGGTTACGGATACAGTGATTGCACGTGGATGACACGTTTGATTACCGTGTAATTTATAAGGCAACCCATTCCGGTTAGCAGGCACATTATTGGACACTTTAAGTAATCGAAAGGGGTGAGGGCGTGGTAACGGCTGAAGAATTCGTAAAGCAGTGCATGATCCCGTATAACGACAACTGGGGATACATCTATGGAACATGGGGATCGTTGTGGACGGAAAAGAAGCAGAAAGCCGCTACACGCCCTCAGACCGTCAAGTACGGGAGCAGATGGATCGGCCACATGGTTACGGACTGCTCCGGCCTTCCTCGCTGGGCGCTGTGGCAGTTGGGCGACAAAACGCTACTGCACCATGCGTATTATCAGTATACAGACTGCTGTAAAAACAAAGGGCTGCTGATCGACGGAGCCAGGGCAGACGGCAAGCCTATCAAACGCGGTACAGCGGTATTTCTGAAAGGAAGCGGCGAAAAAATACAGCACGTCGGCGTGTATGTCGGGGATGGGAATTGCGTAGAGGCAAAAGGCACACAATACGGTGTGGTTATGTCAAAACTGTCACACTGGGACTACTGGGGAGAATACAAAGCGGTTGATTATAGCGCAGAGGAGGGAGATAAGCCAACAATGAGAATGCTGAAAAAAGGCACGGAAGGCGAGGACGTGCGCGCATTGCAGAACAGATTGATCGAGCTGGGTTATGATCTCGGATCGAAAGGTGCGGACGGGAAATTTGGAGACAAGACAGAGGCAGCTGTAAAGCTGTTCCAGAAAGCCAATGGGCTGAAAGACGACGGGATCGCAGGACCACAGACGTTAAAGCTGCTCGGACTGAATGAGGATGAAACGGAAAAGCCGGGCGCTGATCCTGAAAAGCCGAACCAGGATTATTCAGATATTCTCGCAGAACTGATGGACATACAGAACGATCTGGCCAGTGCGCTTGATAATGTACATAAACTGATCAATAAGGTGGTGGTGCAAAATGAGTGATGTAGGATTGGCAATAGTATCAGCTGTTATAACCGGCTTGTTCAGTCTGTGGGGAGTATATGCGGCGAACCGGAAAAGCCAGGCATTGATTGCGTACCGGCTGGAGCAGCTGGAGAAAAAAGTGGACAAGCACAACTCTGTGGTGGAGAGGACTTTCGTGCTGGAGGGGAAGGTCAACGAGCTGCAGCACGACGTAAGCGAACTGAAGAAAGGAGCATAATATGATCAACTGGAAAAATCTTCTCGAGCGTGCTGCATGGACCTTTGTTGAAGCGTTTCTCGTTGCGTTGCCTGCTACTATTTCGATTGATATGTCAGGCGCGACCTGGAAGTCTATACTTCTCAGCGCGGCGTGCGCAGGCTTGTCCGCTGTAAAAACACTGATTATTGAAATCATACAGAAAAGCAAACCTCCCGAGGCAGAGTAACTGCCGGCGGGAGGACGATCATGGAATACTCAAACATCAAGATGCAAGCAATCATTGATGAGTGGATCCATTCGGAACGCGATAGGGCGATACTGAAGAAAAGGCTGATTGACGGCCTTACATTCGAGCGGATCGCGGAGGCATTCGACCTGTCAGTGCGGCAGGTGAAAAACATCATATACGGTGCGGAGCAGGTGCTGTACAGGCATCTGTAAGTTGCACAATAATTGCACGGTCACTTCATTGTGACCGTGCTTTTTGTTTGGTATCATGATCATGAAATCAAACAGGAGGTGGTGCTATGGCTAACGTAAACCCGTTCAACTTCTACAACCCGTACATGCCTCAGCAGCCGTACCAGCGGCAGCAGGGATACAGCGGGCAGATCATCCAGGTCAACGGCAAGGCTGGCGCGGAAGCGCTGCAGATGGAACCGAACAGCAGTGTATATGTGCAGGACACGTCGCAGGGCAACAGGATCTACCTGTGTATGACGGACGGCGCAGGATACAAAACGGTGCGAGGTATCATTGGCGTATTCGAGGAAGAGAAGAAGGAAGCAGAGCAGCAGAACACGCTGCAGAGCATTGAAGAACGACTAAAGAACGTGGAGGCGAAATTAGATGAATATGCTACAGGCATTAGGAACAGCAGCACCACAGGGGAAATTCGGACAATTCAAAAACATGATGCAGATGATCCGGTCATCCGGTAATCCGCAGGCAATGATGCAGCAGATGATGAGCAACAACCCGCAATACCAGCAGGCGATGCAGCTGGTCCAGCAGGCAGGCGGAGATCCCAAGCAGGCGTTTTATAACATGGCGCAGCAAATGGGAGTCGATCCGGACGAGATCATCGGCATGCTGAAATGATAAAAACAGTGGCCACTGTTTTAATATAAAAAGGAGGACTCAATATGGACACAAGTGCAGATTTCGGTGGTGGTTTTGTATGGATTTTCGGGCTGCTGATCCTGCTGGGAATGTTTAATGGCGGTTTCGGCTATGGCGGAAACGGCGCAGCTCAGCAGTATGCGACCCGCGACCAGGTGCAGCAGGGTTTTGATACGCAGAACACGATGGCGCAGACACGCGACATCCTGGCTGCCGTCAATGCCGGCACTGCGCAGAGTGTAGCAGCGACCAATCAGACATTCCATGACTCTTTGGCTGCCATGCAGGGGCTGTATAATGAAACGGCGCGCGACATCGCGTCGCTGGCCGTTGGCCAGGCGAATGCGCTGGCCAATCAGAATGCATGCTGCTGCGCAACCAAACAGCTGATCATGCAGTCCAACTACGACGGCGCTATGCGCGACGCGGCGACAAACGCCAACATCACGGCTCAGATCCAGTCTGTGAAGGACCTGATCTCTCAAAACAAGATCGAGGCGCTGCAGGCTCAGGTCAACAAGCTCCAGCTCGAACAGGCGACGGCTGGCGTGCTCAGGTATCCATCTTCCTGGACGTACGCGGCTGGCGTGTTCCCGCCGGCGGCCACGACCACGGCCTGATGAACCACAAGCGGGCAGTGCACACGCGCTGCCCGCAATTTGGAGGTAACTATGAAAATTATTGAAAAGCTATCCGACATGATCAGCGATGAATTGAAAGATGCGGAAAAATACGCGCGCTGTGCTCTTATGCATAAAGAGGATATGCCGGAGCTGGCGGAAACATTTTTCAAACTCAGCAACGACGAGATGACGCACATGAGCCTGCTGCATGAGCAGGTTGCGAGAATCATCATGGACTACCGGCGCAAGAACGGAGATCCGCCGGAGGGCATGAAGGCGCTGTACGAATACCTGCATAAAAAACACATTGATCATGCGGCTGAAATCAAAACGATGCAGAGCATGTACAGGGGATAGTTCACACGAAAGTTCACACGAATTGAGCAGAACGCCGATATATTCACGTTTAATAAAAGGTTCAAATCCTGCCACCTCGATGTTAGAGGAAGCCCGCACAGCGCGGGCTTTTTGCTTGGAATCGTTGATATATCTACGTTTTAGCAGTTTAGAATATTGCACTGTAGTTCAGGATTTTGGACTGGAATACAGCGAT